CATAGACTCTTCAGCTCCTACTTGTGAAAGAAATCCTGATATAGTTCTCGGTCCGAAAACTTCAGCTTCTTTTTCCATAAGATCTGGTAAATATTGTTGAGCCCAACCCATATCTTGGTTGAAATCAATGTAGTTTGTAGATAGTGCTTGCTTCTGGTGTGAAGCTACGCTATTCAAACTAGGGCCATTTGTAATTGCCATAATTTTGTTTTTTTAATTTTTAAATTTATTGTTTTTAATTTTAAACTTAAAATCAGATTGATCATTACTCAAAGCTCTTGCTGTAAATCCGCTCGTGTTAACGTTCTCTTGATGAGACTGTCTAGGATCCATGCTTACGTTTTTAGACTTTGCAATACTGTCTTTTAAAGCATCAGCCTTGCCTTGTTCGTAAAAATGGTTAGCAACTTGATCTGGATTCATAGCTGTAAAAAGTCCCTTGTGATAACCCTGGGCGTCGTCTATCGTATTATCTTTAGTCAGAAACTTTCTGATAAAGTTGTTGATATCGCCTTGTGTCTCCTTGAGTTTGCTTGTATCTTTAACGTTAAATCTAAATTTTTTCTCTCCGACGTTGTATTCAAATCCTTTGAACTTGTCGTTAAAAACTTTATTAGTTTTATCTTCAAAAATAGAAGCTTGCTTTTTACTTAACTCGTAATTCTGTTCTGATTCCTTGTTATGTTTGGTAAAGAACTCAATAGCTTCCTGCTGCTCAACCGTGAGCTTAGATCCGCTTTTGATATCTTCGTAGTATTTGGATTTTACACTTTCCAAGTGCTGCTTTGCTTGAGCAACTTGCTCCTTCATAGCTAGTTTTTTTCTCTTAATATCTCTTTCATCATCGATATCTTCATCAAAAGCAAAATTGTCTTCCATAACAAAGTCAACTTCTTCTTCTGATAAATGAGATTTTGTAGATTTATAATATTCTTTTAATAGAGTATGGTTGTCTAAATCATCGTAATTTTGATTAAGCGTTACATAGTCTGTTATATCACCACCTGTTTCCTCCATGAAATTAACTAACTTTTCAATGTTCTCTGGTAATGGGTTACCGGTTTGCATAGATTCAGCTACAGCTTCTTCTACTGCCTCAGCTACTTCTTCCACCTTTTCTTCATTGGTGATCTCTTCTAGTACTGTAGTTTCTTGTGCTTGTGCTTCCGGTTGTACTTCTTCTTGTTTTTGTGTGGCGTCGGCATTTTCAGTGCCATTAACCACTCCGCCGTCGTCAGCGTTACTTTTTTTAACTTCATCTTCTTTTGGTATTTGGGGTTTGCTTAAGTCAACTTTAGTTATGCTTTGTTCCATAACTTCTGCTTTCTTTTTCATTTTAGCTCCAACCTTAGTAACGTTTCCTTTTGTCTCGTTACTACTTGGTTGTTTTTCTTTTTTTGCTTTTACTTTAATTTTGCCAGTATCGTCATTTGCGATTGGCTCTTCTTTTTCTGCCATAATATAATATAATAATAGTTAATAAATTTATCTAGGACCAAAGCTTGACATATCACCCACTCCTCCTAGTATATCATTACCTGATGACTCGAAGTTTTTAGGCGCTTTGTTGTTATTTCTTTGGTCTATAAGCTCACTTTGTTGTGTAGCTTGTATTTTTGTTCTGTTATCTTTACGATCTTCCTTCTCTGTTTCAACTTTTGTTTTGCTTTGTCCTTCACCCATCTTCAACTGCATATTGTAGTCAAACTCGATTTGCATGAGTTGCTTTTTTATCTCAGCCTCTTGTATTAGCTTTTCTAATTCAAATTGTGATTTAGCTTGCTCTATTGATATGGCTGTTGAAGCATTAGACTGTTGTTTTTGCATTTCAAACTCTGCAGCAGCTTGTTGCTGGGCTATGTTAGCTTGTGACTGAGCTTGCATATTTTCTTGCTGGATCTGTTGATCTCTCTTGATCTTCTTTTTTCTTCTAATCTTTAGAAGTTGATTTGCTAACTTAATGTTTTTAATCTCCCTAAGATCAATAGCATCTTCTAACTCTATGTTTTGTTGGCCTAGTGCTACTTGAATATTATTTTCAAGCATAGCTTTTTCTTCTTCGTCTGGGGTTAACTCAATAAATATACCAAAGTCGTATAGATGCAATTGTGTCATCTCCGTTAATGTAGCTACGTTATGCGCGCCTATTTGCTGTATAAAAGCTTCTTTGGTTGGAGAGTACTCTATAATGTCAGATATCCTAAGTGATAAACAATCGCAAACTTCTGACGTTAAGAACAAGCCAGACTGTAATATATGCCTTGTAGCTGTATTAGAATTAGCCGCTGCTAGCTTTTGAACACCAACCAAAGCCTTTGGATCTGGATTAGCAGCGTCTCTAGCTTCGTTAAGCCCAGTCACATCCCTTATCATCTGTAGGTAGTAATTGTAATTACCTATAAGTGATTGGAGTTTTTGGCCACCACTACCGCTTGTTATTTCTTGAATAGGTATTTTACCTGGATTCATATCACCCTCACTTGTAAAACTTCTTCCAATAACAGATCCTGTTTGGAAAAACATGTTTAAAGCTTCCTGAGGACTATAGTTTGTTCCATTGCCTAAATCTATTTCAGCTAAACCATCAGCGTCTAAATAAACCCCATCTGGAACCATTCTAGACATTACTTGTTGTAGTTTCAAGTGCGTCAGCTGAATCATGTCAGCAAAGCCAGTTATTCTTTTAACTAAAGAATCTATCCTGCCCTCATACATTCTTGGCGCGGTTATAGCGTAGTTCATTTTTACTTTAGTAAAATCACTCTTAGGTCTCATCATGTTTTTTGACATTTCCCACTTAATCAGCTTTTTAGTACCTAGAACTAAAGCACCTTCATATAGGCACTCTATTTTTCTAGACTCTTTACTAAAGTTCTCGTTGTTTTCTGGATCAAAACTATCATCTTTTTCAATAGCCTTCTCACCGCCACTAGCACTTTCTTTCAACTTATAAACCTCACTCATATATGTTTTATAGTTAAAGTACAGTACATCCACTTGGTTTGCATCGTTTACCTCTTCTCCACGTCTTTTGTTGTCGTTTCTACTGCTACCGTTTCTACCGCTCTTAGATATCTCTTCCAAGTCTTCAGACGTTAAGTGAGGGAATTGCTTTATAAGTTCGTTTATAGGAATTGTTTTCATTTCACCTACATAGTATATATCTTCAAAATAAGGTGAGTCCGTGTGGGAATACACTAAGTTAGCTGGATCAACGTAATCTATAGTAACACCCTCGGATGTATTAAAAGAGGTTTTTACAGCGCCTATACCTAATACGGTTAAGTCATAGTAAAACCTCTTTTTAGTTAATTCATATCTGTTACCAGTCATTAACACATTTAAAGCTTGCTCTTCTGCAATTTCTACAGCTTGCTTATAGTTAAGCTGCATGTGTAGGTCTAACTCCTCTTGAGAATCTGGTAGTAGATTTGCTTCTCCATTAAACAAGTCTAATCCAAACTTTTCTTTTACAAAAGACTTTAACTCTTTGCTTCTCATATCCTCCATTATAGAGTTCATGTATTCGGTTCTTTTGCTAACTCCAAATGGGTCTTGAGAATAAGCTTTTACATCATACACTCTATCTGACATTCCATTAACAACTATATCTACAAATTTAGATATAATCGGAACAGGCTTCCAATCTAAATTAAGATAGGACAAATCACCGTTGATCGATAACTCATCCTTATACTTTTGAACAGACTGCTCACCTCTAGCGTAAAGTCTTAGGTTACGAAAATCGTTTTTACTGCTATTGTGTCTGTTTGATTGATTATTGTCATCAAACCATTCACCCTCAATAGCCTGAGCAACTCTAAGTCCGTACTCATAACTTATTTTTTCTGCATCGCTTACTACTTGACTTGGAAAATTCCTCATATTAATTTTTTATTATCTTTGAAGTGTTACCTTCGTTAGAATACTTGGCAACGCTTATATTTAATTTTGGTTTTTCAATTTTAGCATTAGGTGCGTACAAATGTCTGTTGTTAGCCATTATAGCTAAACCAGAACTTATAGAGGCATCATGCTTTGTTCTTTTGTTTATGTCAAACTTACACCAGTCATTTAACAACTCGTTAAAGTAACAATCTCCGTGTGCTCCATCTTGCTTAATACCTACGTGATCTTGAATATACATCTCAATCGCAGCGGCATGTGCTTGTTTTATATCTTCACTTGAATTGGGTATACCACCAACTTCTTTTTCTGCTACAGATAATTTATTCCATATCTTATCAGGTCTGTTCATACTAAACCCTCTATATCCTCTACGTCTTAAATAATACAAGAGACGTGGTTTATTGTTCTCTGCTAATATTGGCATCCCATAAAACACTAAAGCCATTAGAACATCCTCAAAGAACATCTCGGCTGTCGGAGGTCTTGATAAGTACTCTAAAAAGAAACTGTTTGCAGGAGCATCTTCCATGCTAAATTTAGTTAAACCGTGTAAAGCTCCTTTCGATCCTACTCCATCTACCGTGCCTGATATATCGTATGAATCACAACCAAATGAACCCATGTGTTCGTTGCCTGGGTGTTTTATGCCATTTTTAAGTATAACTCTGTTTTGTATATTAAAAGGTGGAACCCAGCTTACCTTGAACCTACCTTTTCTATCTGGATAAAACATCACTTGAGAATCTTTAATCCCGTTAACCCATTGGAAATTACCTTGAGTAATCCCTAAAGTACTTGTCATTTCTTCGTTATAGTCTATCTGCTCGTACAGTTTTACTAAGTTGAATATACTCCCTTTAGTCTCATCTCTAAACGCATGCTCTGTGGTTCTTGGAAATTGTCTATAAAATTCATTTAAACCATCTGAATCATCTTTTAAACCATCAACTTCATTCTGCCAGTTATCTATTACGCCTACATCTATTAATTCACCGCTTGGGTCGAACCTATCGACATCAGGAGTAGTGAAAACTGGAACTCCGTACTCATCAATAAATCCTTCGTAGTTCCATTCCATTGGGATAAA